ATGCTGATGGCTACATCATCAGGTGCTGAAGGTATCACGTTAGCAAACGTTCGTCACGTGCATATCATGGAGCCGCACTGGACTCCTGCGCGTCACGATCAGGTCATTGGACGTGCGATCCGTATCTGTTCTCATGCGACGCTGCCCATGGATCAGCGCACGGTTCGTGTGAGTTTCTACCTGTCGGTGATTTCTGCTGCACAGTCCAAGTCAGCCGAAGGTCCCAACGTTGTCGCCGTTCGCAAGGCAGACCTGGAGCTGAAGCGATATGAAGGCGAACCACCTGTGGAGACGTTCATGTCCACAGATGAGTACCTGTATGAGAAGGTGTATGAGAAGGACAAGGTCAACCAGCGCATCAGTGTGTTACTGAAGCAGTCAGCGGTGGACTGCGAGATTCACCGCAAACTCCACTCTCGCGAGAAGCCGCAGATCTCTTGTATGCGATTCGATACGACAGCAACAGGTGAAGATCTGGCGTTCAAGCCGAACATCAAGACAGACGACCTAGACGATACGTACTTGCGAAACATGACACGGAAGAAGCGCCGGTTGCAGAAACTGAAAATCAAGGACATTGTATACTTCATGGATCCAGACTCGAAGGAGATTTTTGACGGTCAGGCCTTTGAAGACAATCAGCGGTTACTGCGCATCGGAACGAAGATCTCCGATACGCAGATTAAGTACTGGCTGTCTTGAGGTCAGACAGCCAAGAAGCACACACGTCGCTCCAGGTCTTGAACTTCATCTCCCGGGCAGCTGACTGCATGGTGACATACTTCTCGATCGTCGACTCCATTGCAGATGCGACATCATCGGGATTGAAGGACGGGGAACTCAGACCCAGGGGCATACCGGCGGCCTGGTAGACCAGTGGACCCGGACGCACGTACGCTGCCACCGTCGTGGGCAGGAAGGAGCGGTACGATCCCACATCCGTGACAACCTGGGGGGCGCCCGTGTACAGGTGCTCGAGCTGACAGAGCCCGAACCCCTCGCCATCTGACGTATTGATGCCAATATCGCACATATTGTAGATCTGATTCATCCCCTCATCATTCAATGTGTTCGGCGGAGCCGTGTCGACAACGGCCATGCGCTTCCCGTACACATTGACATCGAGACCTGCACGTTGAAGCTGGTCTGCGAAGATGCGCTGAATGTCGTAGTATGCACCCTTCTGAGGATCAACCGAAGTCACCATGAGAAGCCACAGCGGCTTCCCGGGATGACGACGCAGAAGCTCAACAAATCCCATGATCGTCAGATCCTGACGCTTCCGCTGACTGTTGCGGTTCGCATTCAAGAACACAATGCCCTCCGGAGGAAGACCCACATTCTTGCGCAGGGCTGTACGCTGAACCGGGGGCATGTTCGAGAAGATCGTCGAATCCACGGCATGCTCAATCACCTTCGGAAGAGGAATGTCCTTTCCGTACTCCGTGTAGGTCTGCGCCCACGAGTCCGTGAAGCAATACACCTTATCGGCCGACTTGTTCAGCTCGTCCATGAGCTGGGGGTTAATTCCCTGATACACCTGATCCACATAGAGCCACAGCTTGTACGGTGTCTCACCCTTCTTGTACTTCATGGCCTGAATGAACCGCGCGATGATCATCGGATCATTGTAAATCATGACCACGTCGGGACCGACCATCTCGATGTACTCGTGAATCTTGTTGAAACCAAAGCCCTCCTCCTTCGGATCCTCATTGGCTGCCGCGTCATAGGCCACAATGCCCTCCGGCACCTTGCGGATGTTCTTCTTCTCGGGATGGCGCTGGAATCCAAAGTGAAACGTCTTGACCTTCGGAGCAAGAGTTGCGACCTGCGCCAGGAGATTGGAGACCACCTTTGAATACCCCGTTGTCTGATCGACGTGAGTGCTGACGAGAACGAACCTCATTTGGGTGTATTCTCTCCGATGTGTATAAATAGGATGCAGGTCAACTCTGCACAGGATTATTTGACTGCCCAGAAACGTCGTATCATCGCATCGACATTTGCCCAAACACCTCCGGCTCCACAGCGCAAGTATAATTTCACCTATCTCTCTGTTCTGGCGAACAAGGCCACACAGTACAACAAGGTACCGTATCCACAGACACTCAGTCTGGCACCGGGTGGTCAGACGAGCTCAACGGGTGTATTTGTGGGTGGATCTGTGCCCGGAGGTGTCTACAGTGGAGGAACAGTGGTAAACGGTGTTTACACAGGAATCGGCGCTCAGCTGTCTGCTCAGAGCCAAACGAGCCGCCCCACCATTAGCAGTTGTGCTACATGCCCAACTGCGGTTGGCAACCCACTCCCTGGTTCTTTAATCTAAACAATGAATGTGCGTTAATACAAATGCCGGGTGGCCTCATTCAATTGACCCAGGTCGGCGCCCAAAACCAACTCTTAAATGGGAATCCGTCGATGACCCATTTCAGGGCTGTCTATCGCAGGTATACGAACTTTGCCATGGAGTCCATTCGCATGGACTTTACATCCTCGAACCTCGATTTCAATGTAACACAGACTCGAACGCTGAGCTGTCGCATTGATCGGTATGCCCAGCTCTTGAGCGATACCTATTTGATGATCACACTTCCGGATATTTGGTCGCCTATGGCTCAAGTCACGGTTCCGCCTAACGGATACGACCCCTACTGCAGTGCCATTGGATATGAGTTTCAGTGGATCAAGAACATTGGGTACAATCTGATTGATCACGTCGACATTGTTCTGAACAATGTGACGATCCAGACACTGACTGGCGAGTGGCTGAAGATGTATTCCTACTTTACACATGATACCGCAAAGCGGAGGGTTGTAGATCAGATGGTGGGGAATGTTCGCGAAGTCTATGACCCAGCCAATGCATATGACCGCACGAACCAGTACCCCCATGCCGTGACACCCGCAGTCCTTCCGGCAACCATGCCCTTTACGGCGACACCGGAACCCTCGATCCGTAGCCGTCAGCTCGTCATCCCGCTTCATTTCTGGTTCTGTGAGAACCCGGGCACAGTCCTTCCGCTTGTGTCCCTCCAGAACTCGGAGGCCTATATCAATGTAACGCTGCGTCCACTCAATCAGCTGTATACGGTGATCGATGTGAACCCGGCTCTTTCGACAACTGCAGTTGTTCTGGTTGTATCGTCGTCCGGTGCAGTGACATTCACAACCTCAACTTCCCATGGGCTGGTCACGGGGGGTTCGGTTACACTACAGGGGCTATCTGGATCAGCTGCTCAGCTGAATACCACATTTACTGTCGCATCTGCGCCTTCGACGACTACATTCACCATTGCATCCGGCATCACTGTCGGTTCAGCTGACCAGGTTCAGACGAGGGCGTCGGTGACTGGCTCGACGAACCCCACCTATGGTATGCGAATTCAGCCAACAGGATCCTATCCGATTGGCATGTTCTTAACACCCCCGACAACTGCGGGTATTTCTTCGTCTCCAAACGTTACCACATTTTACGCGAACCCGTACCTGGAAGGCAACTTCATTTACCTTACAGACATGGAGATGAACCAACTTGCAACTGCCGATCAGACATTTCTCCTGAAACAGGTCACATACAAGGTCACTGAAGGCCAGTATGGTGCAAACTCGGATATCCCGGTTCCCATGTTCAACATGGTCACTCGCATCGTGTTTGCTGCTCACCGATCGGATAAGATCATAACCAACGACTGGGACAATTACACGAACTGGTCATCTCCGAACCGTGCGCCCTTTTCTGGTATTAGTGCCAATGCGGGTGATATCCTGTATTCGTCGGGACAGTATCAGCTTTCTTCGATTTCTCCACGTGATGTTATTGCGAATGGAGTTCTGTTGTTAGACGGAAATGAACGCTTTTCTACGAAGCCCACACAGTACTTCTCTCTCTTGCAGCAGTACAGGCACACGAAGGGTGACCAGCCATCCTCCTTGCCGGGTATTTATATGTACTCCTTCGCACTCGACAATGATCAGTATCAACCGAGCGGCGCAATGAACGCAAGTATGTTTAACAAGGTCGTTCTTCGCCTGTCTCTTCAGCAGCCTCTTCCAATCGCTACGGGCGCAAGTTCCCAGTCAATTGTCTGCGTACTGAAATCGACGGCACTGAGTCAGAATCCCGTGGTAATCTCGAATCCCCAGGCCAGGAATCCACCGACACCCTCGGATCCACTGGGTTCGTACATTTACCCGCAAGATCAGCTTCTTTCGGTTGTACGCACAGTTGCGAACAACAACATCATTTTCTCCTACACCTACTCGGTCGGTGTCTACGTTGAGGCGATCAACTATCTGCGAATCGTGAGCGGGGTTGCAAATCTCGTGTTCGCCAATTAACAATGGGTGACGTTAGCGCAGCTCCAGGGGGTGCCGTCCTAATCCTGAACGCCGACTATGTGGTCGGAAACCAGGAGATCGATGTATCTGACTATGTGACAACTCAGCAGGGGGCAAACTATGGTGCTATCAACTTCCCCGTTCAAAAGATGGACGATGACCTCCGTGCCGCGCACAGAATCTCCGCCCCGCCACCTGCTGATGCCGCAGCGATCGCGTTGAACCCACCGCGGTTAACTGTGAACTATACGGATTCCAGCGGGGCATATCACACGGTTAGCTATACAATTACAGAAACGGTTGACATTGGTGAACGATCTGCATTCGGAAAGTTTGTTCAGAAACCGGGCGATGTTCTCTGGAGCATTGGGTTAACTGCAGCCAAGGGGCAGTTCCTTTTCATATTCGTCTTGGTGTGGGCATTGGTGGTTGTATGGTCGTATAAGCAGTGGGGTTTTCTCCAGGATGCATATCTCAACCAGAACATTGGTCCCACGACAGATGACCGGTTAGGCGTCCTCGGGAAATATGTGGGTCTGTTTGTGTACTTTGTCTTCAAATATGGTTCGCTGATCGGGAAGCCGTTTGAGATGCTCTTAGGTGGAGCGGATGTGAAGAGTGGGTGGATTGTTAAGTTCATTTTTGCACTTCTTGCGGCACTGACGCCTGTCAGCTCATTCCTCTTTCAGTTCCTGATTTGGTTTACACTTGTTCAAACTCTTGTCGATATGAATAACAATGCTGGAGGTTAAGTGGGTCATCATTGGCATTCTAACGGGATTGGTGATTGGGTGCGTGTTTGTTCCACCGACCCGCAAGTCCATCGGTGTTCCTAGCCCAGGAAGCAAGGAAGTCTTTCATACTGACACAGGCTGTGTCCGATTTGACTCAACTGAAGTTCCATGCACAGCAGAACCCGACTCAATGAATCTCCTCGCATCTCAGAAGTAATGAAGTTCTCACTTCCCATTACACATGTATTGAGTCGAGGGACACCCTTCTTCTCTTTCATCATTGGACTGGGGCTGACTGTCCTCGTCTTTCACCGCAACTATGATGTGGTCAAAACCCTCGGTGTCCCTGTTCACGATGTGACAAATCGTGTGGTGAAGGCAGATGGAAAATGCTACCGTTACCGCGTGGAAGATGCGGAATGTGAAATCCCGTCTTCCTCATAAACAATGGAAGGTGCCACGTCTCTTGATGCCCTTCTTCCGAGCCCCCAGGGTCCGCAGTCAGCGCCCCCCGTGTATCCCGAAGCCAGTGGCCCTCCGTCCGTGCAGATGCCTGCTCCGTCGTTCAAGCCGTCGCTCCCGGC